GGTCAGCATGAGTTCTGTCAGCGCCCAAACAAGAGCGTCGGCGCGGTCGGGCGACCCATCCCCGAGATAGCCAGAGGGGGTGAAATTGCACATCTGGTCTTCGAGATCGGGGAAGTCCCCGACGTGGTGAACCTTGCCCTGCTCGTAGAGCGCGCTGATCGGTTCGGCGCGAACAGCCTTACCGCGACTTGCGACGACCTCCTTGAAGGCTGCCCGCTTGTCTGCCGTCGAGACGGTGAACCGCACCATGTCGCCGCCGAAATTACGCTCCCCGATGATCCGGTGCGCCTCATGGCGATGATATAGGTCTACGGCCCGCCTGCCCCATCCTTCCGGGGACATTTGGCATGTGCCATCATCAATGACATAACCGTGACCATCGACGCCAAGGCCGGCAACGATGATGCCGATATCGTCACCAGCACCATCGCCGCGCGTGCCTGAAGGGTCAACGGAAACGACGATCCGACGCATCTCAGGCAGCGAGGCAACCCGCAGACTATCGATGCCGGGCATCGTCTTGCCGTCAGGTGCCTTTCGATCCTCCAGAGCCCAAAGCGCGCCGCTCACTTCGCTGGCCCACTCCCCTGCCTCAAAACGCAGCCGCTTGGCCGCTGACATCGAGGCGAGAACATCGAAGTATTCCGCTGGCAGATTGTCCACGTTGTCGGCAGGGTTGACCTGCATCTCAACGTAGTCTTCGGGCTTCGCTAACGCCTCTTTCGTTCCCGGCTTCATCTTGGCCCGGAACATCTGGTAGCTCCAATGGAGCTTAGATGGCGGGTTGCAGTCGAAGTAGGCCTTCAGCGCCAGGAAAGTGCGGCCAGTCGCCAGCGCGATTGCCGGGGCCAATTTGCACTTCTGCGCTAGGCGTGACATCGCCGTTTCAACCGACGCCCAAGGAATCTGACTGCTCTCGTTGAAATAGAGCGTTGCGTATTCTTGCCCGAGAATCTTTTCGACCCGCTCCTTGTCATCGAGGCCGGCAATCCAGATCTGTGATCCGTTCGGCAGTTCAACGAAGAAATCGGTCTTGTCGAACCTTACCTTCAGCGAGGGGAAGCAGAGCCCCAGCACCTTCGGCAAAGTGTCCGACCATACCGACGTCTTGGCGTGGTTGAACCGGAAGCGGAAGATGGCATGCCGCGAACCCGGCGCGTTGATGGCTCGCTGAATGAGCGCGCGCACCAGAACAAAGGTCTTTCCCGACCGAGACCCGCCGCGGAGCATGATGTTGCGGGCGGGGCTGGCTAGGAGGCGGTTAGCCTCGCGCTGCTTCTCCGTTAATTGAGCTACCTGCATGGGTCACAGTTCGGCATCCTCTGGCGATACGGAAATGGTGACGCCACCGGCGATCTCCTGCTTGTCAGCGAGGCCAAGGTCGCGGGCGATGATGTTTGCGTTCAGCAAGTCGGCAGCTGCACCGGAGAACTTCTGCTGGAAGATGACCGCCTCAGCTCGCGTGATGACCGTAGATAAATCGGGACGGTTCGTGCGCCAGTCGCGCCATGTCACTTCGTCTATGTCGAGGAACATGCACAGACCGACAATCGTCATGGCTCGCATCTTCGGGAACGTTTCCTTGGTGACGACACCCTGAAAAGCAAACCCTTTCGTCTCGTAAAGCGGGTTCTCTTCCACCCACTCGAAATATTCGCAGCACGCCGACCAGAGGTCTTCCGCCTTCTCGAACTTCGGCTTCGCGCCATGGGAGGATCGCGCCTCCCAGAACCGATTGCCGGGGAGAAAGCGACCGGTTTCCTCGTCTTTTCCGGTCATTTGAAGCCTCTACGCAAAATCATTCTCGCCCTCACGGTATTTACCCCGCTCTGAGCGATACCTTCTGGAATGGTTTTCTACCGAATTGCCCGCTTTCTGCCGAATATGAGGGGGTGACAAGCCCCGGAACGGCGACAGTGCCCTCTACGGGCGCGAACGAAAGCCTTGTTTTCCTACGGAGGCCCGGCTTCGGTCGGCCTAGCCCAGAATGCCCGTTCCTTTTCAGATGGCGGGATGATCCTACCTCTACCCTCCACGGAGGATACAGAGAGAAGCATCTGAGAAGCCGGACCTAAGCCCGGCTCTCGTTTTGGGGATGCGGGGACGTTAGCAGCGACTTCGCACCTCGATGAAGTGCAGGCGGCTGCCGGTCGCGGCGACGATGGTCAGCGCATCAGACGGATACGAACTTCGGCCGGCGGCGCGGGCCATGAACGCGGCCGGGGCTTCGCAGGTCAGCGCGACGGTGTCCTCGTTGACCTGGAGAATGGCCGGCGCATCGATGCTGGCCTTGATCGACTGGTAGATGCCGGGATCGGTGGGCGTGGCCGCAACGGCCGGCGCTGCGATGGTGAAGGCCATGGCCGCAAGGGCGAGGCCGGCGAAGATCAAACTTCGGATCATGCGCATGCTGGTTCCTTTCTGCTGGGGTGGAGGGGTTAAGCGGCGCAGGTTGCGATGACGCCATGAGGGCAAGCGGAATTCCCGCAAGCACTCCCGACGCGGCAGCCGCACTTGTCCATGAACATCGGTGAAATGGCTTGCCTCAGTGGGTCGGGCGTCCAGCCCTTGGGCAATTTCACCATCTCCCCGCCGTGGATCATCATCTTCTTGGTGATGCGGCCAATACGGCAATGACGGTGCAGGCGGTTGACGACATTCTCGGTCTCGCGCCGCATGTCCTCTGCGAGCTTGAACAGCGTGGCGGGCTCAGTCATCGCTGTCTCCGATCAAAAGGCGGTCAAATAGCAAGCCATTGAACCAACTGCGATAATCGCTCAAATGCGGGAAAATCCCGTATTTTAATCAAAAGAGAAAACCCCGCCATTGCTGACGGGGCTATGCCGTATGGGGGTCGGGAAGGACCGGGCGCTTTACGCCGTTTCTCCGTTTCCAGCGGGGACGCTATCGGCGCACGTCCCATTCCCATTTCGAGATTTCCGACAATCTCGCCTTCCCGATGGGCTTTGGAATGGCTAGGTGTTTGCGTCTTAATTCCCCGAAGGGCCTATACCCGCCCGAACGCTGCGGAACCATTCCAAACTGTGTGCCCTTGCGGGCGAATATTCGAGGCTGGGGCTTCCCCACTCCGCGCCGTAGACCGGTTAGTTGACCCGTTCCGCGCCTCGCTATCAGGCTTGTGACCCTCGCAACGTCGTAGAGGCGTCAATGCCTGCCGGCTATCGATGTCCCTCGCGCCCGATTTGCCGGAGACGGTGCGGAGGTGAGCCGGGCCAACACCCGGCGCTGGGTAACTATGCCGCGACAGCCTTTCGGGCCTCGCGAAGCCGCCGCTTGCGTTCGTTCCGGTACGATCGCCAATCGAAGATGGCGTCTTCCTTCGCGAACACCGTGTCTCGATCCCGCTCGAAAGTGGGTCCCTTGTGATCCGGTGCGTTTGCTGCGACGTTATCCGAAATGTGCTCCAAAACAGGGCCAACAGGCAACACCCCGAAATCGCCCGTTTGAGCATTCTGTGAGCTTCCCCGAACAAGATACTGTTCGATAACAGCAATCGCCCGATCTTTCCGTCGCGATCCGGTCATCTCGTGAATGCCTTCCGAGCGGCACCAGGTCTTGAAAGCCACATCCCTCTGTGTCCGCCGATGGAGCGTGACCTTGCCGAACTTCTTGGTCTCTCGGCTTTTGGTTTTCTCCGCATCGAGGGTTCCGACCTTGGACGCGGCCCATGCCCAGAGAGCGCGGCGGTTTCCTTCATCGGCAACCAGGGTGATCAGCTCGTTGGCCAGTTCCCACAGACGCACATCGTTCCGACTGATGCGATCCTCCAGCGAGGCCCAGAACTCGGTGCGCCATTCGTTCAAAGGATCATCACCGGCATGGAGGAATTCCCTCTCCTTGCCCCTCCTGATGCCTGTGGCGCGCCGATCCTTGATGTCTTGTTCCGTATGATAGAAGGCAAGCGACTGACCTTTGAGCCTCGCCGGCCGGGCGTTGATCGGTAGACGGCTATCGATGAACGCCGCCTTGATGAAGAGGTTCGCTATCTCTGTCTTGTTCATGCCGCTCGCCTTTCGTCGAAGAGATCGCCCTGTCCTGCGTTCGGGCCGAACCTACGCACCACTCGCTCCGCCAGCATTCCTACCAGCGCGAAACGCTGATGGCGAAGTCTCTTGGACACTACCTGCAGTTCACCCACAGGAGCCGCGTCAAAACACTCTAGCCATTCGGAAGGCTGTCTCTCCACGATGCCTGCAAACGCCTCCACGAGGTCGCTGACCGCCCACAAGAGGTTTTTGTCGATATAGCCTTGGTTGTTGTTGGTTTCCGCCACCGTGGACATCACCATGCGGAAATGGTTCTCGCCCTTTACGGCAAGGATGCGGTCGAGAGTGATGACGGCCCGCGTCTCCCGGATAGCCGGATAGGATCGGCCGTCTACGATGGCGATGCCGTACTCCTGGCAGATCGTGAAGACGCGAGGATCGATCATCGCCGACTGATCCTTGTCATCTTGGAACAATGCTGGCACTTGGTGACCTTGCGTTCGTTGAGACGAGCCATCTCCGTGATGTAGGTAATACGGGCTTGCTGCCACTGACGATTTTCAGCATCGGCCCTTCACCCGTGGGCGGGACTTTGAAATTGACCGGCAGTTTTGTGACGTTGCTGTCTTCGTCGCTCAATTCGCGCCCTCCCTCACCCCATCGATAAGCGACACGCGGGGCATGGTCACGACGGCGCCGGAGACGGTGGTGCGCTTGACGTGCTCGATGTACCTGCCGTCGAAAAAGGTCCGCCCAACTGGCTCGGCGCGCTTCTGTGCAGGCGCCAACGTGCGCGCGGGAAACACGTCCCGGTACCGAAACACCCTCCCGCTCATCGTCCCTCTCGGGATTCCTGTCTTGTCGGCGATCTGCGAGACGGAATAGCCAGCGGCCCAGAGCTTGGCGGCAGCTTCCAGCCAGATCGGCGTTGCGGTCGATTGGAATGTCACTGAATCCATCCTTTCCGAAGGAAATGAGCAACGAGCCCGGTAGCCTTGCATGTCCCGGTGACGTCGAGCGCCGTTGCGATGTAGCTGTTGATGGTGTTGTGGCTGATCCCCAGAATGCTCGATATCTCGCGCGCGGACTTGTCATCGGCCATGAGGCCGACAACCTCGATCTGGCGAGGGTTGAGCGGACATATCGACTTGGGGAAAACCACGTTCAACTGTCCTCCTCCCCCGGCAGCGGGAAGCGCCTTTGCAGCGCCCCGAAGTTCGGTGAACCGTCGGCGTCTATGCAGTCGGCCGGCACCTCGACGAGCCCGACGCGGGTCTTTCCATCCCTCGGCCTTTCACCGTGGTAGCAGACAGGCTGCCATTGGCCGGTCATGGTGCGCTCGTACGCGAAGTAGATTGTCATGGACGGTCCTCCAGGAAGCATTCGACCGCGCCTCGCAGACCTTCAACAGCAGCGTTGTAACCCTCGCGGTAGCCTGCCGGCTTGGCATCAATGATGTTGTCGGCTTTCGCCTCGATCTCGGTGACAGTCCAATTCTCGGCGCACCAGTCGGCGAACTCCTCGATCTTCAGACGGAAAAGCTCGGCGACCTGATATTCTAGATTGATGCGATCGCTCACTGGCCCACCGCCTTTCTCTCGCCCTCTACGGGCCGTGTCTTGAAGAGGAGTTCGGCACGGGACTTGGCCGTGCCGTGGCCGTCGAAGCGCTCGCCGCGGATCTCGTGGCCGTTCATGAACGCGAGAAGGTGCTTTGCCGCCTCCTCCCATGCCTCGCCCGGAGTGTTGAACACCTTGGGCTTGGCGCCCTTCTCCATGACCGGATGCGGACGGGCATCGCGGGCAAGGCGGAGCATGCACCACCAGCCGAGGCCTCGCTTTACTGGATATGCGGCATAGCCGTTCAAAGCTGTGATCCTTCCATTTCCATCATCCGAACAAGGCGAGCTGCGCCGGCGGAGCCTCGCGCGGCAAGCCGAGTGACAAGAGTGCGGAGCGCATACGCTGCTTGAAGTGGGACAACTCCGTTGCCGAGCATGCGAAGTCGGTCCACGCGAGCAATGTCCAGCCGGGAGGCCAGCCCATCAGCCATTCGACGAAAAGCGGGTTCAAGCTCCGGCGCGACTGAGAGGACTTCTCCCCATGCGTCTCGTTGGTCAGGCCCTGGTGGAAAGAGACCGACTGGCTGGGCAGCGGTTGCCCGCCTGCTCCGAAAGTTTGGTTCGGCCCGCCCTTCTCGCCGTCCGTGGCCCGTGGCGTGCTCCACCAGTTGGCTTGGTTCTCCAGCCCGACTTGCCGCTTGATCCCATCCTTCGTGATCCCAGTCGGGCTCGTGTCCTGTGACAAGGTGCGGCCACCGTTCGGGACGTTCGGCGTGTACCAGAACTGCTCCGTCGCGTAGTCCAGTCGATCGCCGCGCATCTGTCCGTCCTTGCGTTCGATCGTCGGCCCCGATCCCTTCCAATCGTTCGCTGTAGGCGTCGGCCAGGCCGACGCCTGAAAGCCCAACACCTGATCTTGAAGATTGAGAGTGTGCCCTCCCGCCAAGCGTTTCTCTGGCGAACGTGGACCTCCCCTCGCGCTGTCGTCGGTCGGGGTCCGCCACAGCGAGGATGATAATGCGCTCGCGCTGGTGGCTCGCGCCGACTTCTGCCGCCGTGAACAATCCTCCCTCAACCTCGAAACCAAGCTTGTGAAGGTCTCGGAATACTCGTTGGGCGCCAGCGATTTCGTCAGACCCCGCCGCGAGCATGCCTCCAACGTTCTCGATGACGACGAACCAGACGCCGGATTGAACGATGATGCGGCGAGCCGTGGACCAGAGGTCTCGGGCGTCGTTGCTTCCTTGCTTCCGACCGGCGAGGCTGTGAGGCTGACACGGGATGCCACCAATGAGGCCGTCCACCGCGCCACGCCATGCGCGGCCGTCGAAGGTTCTGGCATCAGACCACACAGGAGCCGGATGAAGGAGACCTTGTTCCATCGCTGAAACCAGTGTCGCGACTGAGAAGGCTTCCCTCTCCACCATACAGACTGTTCTAGCGCTTGGAATTGCCAGCTCGACGCCGAGATCGAGGCCGGCTCCTCCGGTGCAGATGGAGAGAATGTTGAGAGGTTTGGAACGTAGAGCCACATTCAAAGGAACCTCTCCTGCGCCACCGGCGGCCGCTCGGACACATACCGCGTGTACCGCGCTTCAAATTTCAGGGTTTCGGTGATGGTCGGGTCGCCAAACCTGACCTTGATGCTGCCGATTTCGGCAATGCCCTCGACATCGCCTGTGAAGACCTTATTGATCTTCTTCCAGTCGGAATCCGTCGCCGCGATCTTCTCGCGCTCGGCTTTGTATTTCTCAGCCCGATAGAGGTAGAGGACGGCGTCATAGTCGGCGCGGGCACCCTCGCCTCCATAAAGGTCCGCGGCGATCGGCCTTGGATTATCGCGCCTGGTGCCGAAGCTGTTGCGCTGGTTGAGGATAAGGACGGCGCTCGAGGTCTCGTCAGCCAGCGCCTTGAGCTCCACAGTCACCTCCCCTGATATCCGATCGGCCGACAACTTCGGGTCTCGAGGCTTCACCTTGCCGATATGGTCGATGACGATGAACGGCGTCCTCCCATTGGCGTGCCGCTTGATGAAGCGGCGGGCGTAGGCAACGAGCTGCGACACCCCTTCGCGCTGGCAGCGGATGATATCGAGCGGCTGCGTATTGATCTTCATGGCGAACGTGACGCACGTGTCCTGCTCGGTCGGGCTCATCATGTGAGTTGGGTCGCGTTGCTGACGGATGTCGATCCCGTGAACCTGGGCGATCATCTGGCGAACGCACTGCGATGCCGACTGGTCGTAGGAGAGGAAGAGAACCGGGTGACCCTGCTCGAGCGCGTGATAGATGAGCTGCATGGTGAGAGATGATTTTCCCTCGCCCGAGGAGGATAGAAGGCCGTAGAGGTTGCCAGCCTCGAAAACCGGCTCGGACAGCACCTTCGCAATCTCGGGCATGGCTATCGGCACGCCCACAACGCCATCACGACGCGCCGATGCTTGGAACATCGCGAGGTAGGACGATCCCGGCGCCGTCGTCGACTTGAGCGCTGACAGGCGCTCCCGTGCTTCCTTCAAACGGTTCTCGAGGGATTCGATCTCGTCGGATATCGTCAGGAGCGAATGGCCTTCAATCGCGATCTGCTGGGCCACCTCGCCTTCTCTGGCCAGCACCCGCGACAAGGACAGGCTCTTGAGGACATGAACGGACCATTCCAGCTTGGCCTTCACGTCCGGCCGGATGCCCATGAGCATCAGCTTGTTGACGTATTCCGAGGGCGAGACCGCGTAGAGCGGCGACTTCGCATCGTTCGTGAAGACCTTTGGGAGATCAGGCTTGATGAGAACCGCGCTGAACACGTGACCGGCCTTATGGTGTTTGTCACACGCCCTGAACGCAACACGATGGACGTTTTCAAGGAAGTCGTCCTCCTCAAGCCCACAGTCTTTCATGCAGTCGTTGTCGTCCAAAATGCAGGCAAGGAAGACCTCAGCGGCCTCGATCCCGTCATCTTCTGTAATCCGGTCATACTGCTGGCGGTTGGGGTCCATCTTCATGTTGTCCTCCTTGCCTCAACGTTCGCCGGCAGTTCCCGCCGTACCGTGCCATGCATGGACATGTCGTGGGCGTTCATGCTGCGCCGACCATGGAAAACAGTGTGTCCGCGGGCACGACGTCGAGCTCGGCGATGTTCTTGACCGCTTGGCGGAAATAAGAGGGCTTGAGCTCGAAGCCGACGCCTTTGCGGCCCAACTTCACAGCGCTGTAGACCTCGCTTCCGATACCAAGGAACGGCGTCAATACGGTTTCACCCGGAAGAGACCATAGCGAAAGGCAACGCTCGATGACGTCGAGCTGCAAGGGCGAGATATGTTGCTCGTCCTTTTCATCGCGTCCGGCGCGATACTGAAGGGTGTTCGTCTGGTTGATATCCATCCAGACCGGCGAGGCGTACCGCTGCCATATGAGGATCGATCGCCACTGCTCGAAAGGCCATGCCTTGCGGCCTTCCGCCTCTGTCTGGCGACGATGGCGCTCGTAGGCTTCCCTGCTGACGTCTAGACTGTCATCACCCGACCAAAGCTCGAACTTGCCTGCGACTGCTGCCTCATTGTCACCCGGCTTGCGAAAGCTGACGATGTAGTCGGCCAGCCCCATGCCGCTGATCGTGCTGTCTTTCTCGATCTGCTTATGAAGGAGCCGGATTGATTTCGTACGCTGCTGCGCAACTACCGGGTCTTTCCAGATGCAAACCTCGGAATGGAAGATCCATCCCGCATCCTCGTAGGCCCGCACGATCTCTCCGCGAAAGTCCCGCATGCCGATGAAGCCGTGCCGAGTCTTGCTTGTTGGCAACTGCATGCAGTGAACAGAATGGATGCGCCCAGGCTTGGTGACGCGGAAGAGCTCAGCGATGAGGAACGCATAGTGCTCCCAGAACTGCGCTCCATCGTTGTTGCTGATATCGCGGTCGTAGTTCGAAAACTTGTAAAGCCCCTCGAAAGGCGGGCTATGGATGCCGAAATGCACGCTCTCGCCGGGGACGGCACGGATGAGCTCGCACGCGTCACCCTGGTAGATTGCGTAACGATCGGTAACGACCTGCTCGACGGCGTTCACGGTCATGCTGCGCACTCCCCTACCCATGCTGGAATTTTCATTGGAACCTGAGGATTGTAATCAGGACGGTCGCGCACCGATCCGCGAACGATCGCAGACGATAGGTCGGCCATGTGAAGAACCATGGCTGCGGCCATGCGTTCGGCGTCGGCTTCCTTTCGACGGATATTCGCAACGGTCGCCCCCTCCATTTCGGAGGCGATGAAGTGAACGTTCACCGGCTTCATCTGCCCGAATCGCCAGAACCGGCGGATTGCCTGATAGATTTGCTCGAAGCTGTCATTAAGCCCGACGAACCCGGTGTCAGCGCAATGCTGCCAATTCATACCGAAGCCGGCGATTGAGGGCTTGGTGATGAGAACTCGGATGCGGCCTTGTGAGAAATCGACTAGCTTGCGGCGCTTGTCATCGTCCTTATCGGAGCCGGAAAGGTTGACAGCACCGGGGATCATACGAGCGAGAGCGTCAGCCTCACTGTTGAGATTGCACCACCAGACAAAAGGCCGGTCATCAGGCGTCAGCGAGGCGGCAAGCGCTACTCGCTCTTCTACACTGTCTCTGCGCGCTGCGATGCGCTCTTGCAGCGTGCGCGCCTCCATGGGGAAAAGCAGCCCCGTATCGAGGCTCGGTGCGTAATCGACGCCAACAGTATGCTGATGGTAGTGCAGCGGCGGGAGATCGTAGCCGGTATTGTCATACCCAAAATCAGATGGCTTGCGGAGCATGACGGCCCACGATGCCATCCACTTCCAGAACTCGGTTTCGGCGTGCCCCTTCAATCGCCACTTCTGCGTATCTCCACCATCGTGGGTGAAGAACGTTGCCAACATGTCGGTGTAAGACATGACCCCGAGAAATTCGGCATGATTGCCGAGCTCCATGAAGTCGTTCGGCGCCGGAGTCGCGGTCGCGGCCAACCGGAAAGGAACCTTCGCGCACTCCTCGATCAGGCGTGTCCTATACTTCCCATCTGTGCTTTTGAGGATTGAGCTCTCATCCAGGCAGATACCCCCGAACCTTGACAGGTCGAAGTGATCCATTTTCTGATAGTTCGAGACGTTTATACCCCATCCCTCGTCTGGATGGAACGACGCTAGATTCGCCGCCAGCCCAAATTTCTCCGCCTCGGCAATATGCTGCTCGGCAACGGCAAGCGGGGCGAAAATCAGGGTTGGCTTTCCGGTGAAATCATAAACGTGATCCGACCACGAGAGCTCCATCAGAGTCTTGCCGAGACCAGTGCCAGCAAAGATGGCCGCGCGTCCGCGCCGAAGCGCCCAACGCACAATGTCGTGCTGGTGAGGCTTGAGAACCGCTGGCAGGGAGCGCACGTCTGCGATCCCTGTTTCAGGATCGGCAATCCGCTTGCGATCAAGGAAGGCTTGGTATGCGTCAATCACGCCGCCTCCTCCCGCCGCTCGACTGGCTTTGCGCAGCGCGTGCACCATTTCTCGATCGCCTCGGCGGCGGTCAGCGTCTTGGGGCAGTAAGGGCGTTGGGTGATGAGGGTTTTCATGCCGGGGCACCTCCGAACAGATCGCCGCCGGTCGGGCGTTCGTTGCGGGCCATGCGCAGCGCCATCAGGGCCGGCTCATACCGGCGGGCGTGGACCTTCGTGTCCTTGACCTGTGCGCAGATCGCCAGAGCGCAGGCCTCGGCCGCATTGTGGGCGATGGTCTTCTGTGTGGGCAGGACGATGCCCAGCCGCTCGCATTCGGCGACACAGGCCTTTTTCCAGTCCTTCTTTCCCTTGCTGTCTATGGGAGGCTTGAAGCCGCGCCCGAAGAACGACACGCGCCAGGTCACAGCCGGAATGCTTGCGTAGGGTATCCCGAAATTGGAAAGCACAGCCACGATGGCCGATGTCGCGACCCACGGATAGATCATTGCATCCGCGCTGGTGTTTCCGATCTTGGCAAGCGCCTGCTGCTCAAGAATAGCGAAGGTCGGCATCCGGCCGGCCTTCTTCTCCTCGGTGAGGAGGTTGCGAACCTTTCGTCCGATCTGGTCGGCCGTGTAGTAGTGGTCCGCCTTGTCGGGCATTTCGAGGACACCGCAGCGCATCGCGCTATGATCGCGCCCGATGGTTCGGAGCGCCCAGCCTGTGTGCTTACTCGGGTCGAAGGCGATGATGTGCACGTCGGTCCTCGTTGAAAAGAATGAGCAGCATTCGCGCTGCTAAGGTGGCCCGCCGGGAGGGGTTAAGCGGGCTGGGGAACCTCAAGCCACAGCAGGCCAGAGATCGGGATCGTTCAGCAATGTTGCGAGCTTCGCGCGAGCGCGGTTGATGCGGCTCTTGATCGTTCCATCAGGGACGCCTTCGCGTTCCGCCATCTCTTCCAAGGTCATCCCGGACGCGCTGAGAAGCAGGACAGTCTGCTGGGCCTCCGGTAGCAGGACGATATGGGAAATCGCGTCCTTGGCCTCCAGCGCAGCGAGCGTGTCTGTTTTCGATGGGATCATGGTGAAAACCTCCTCGGGAAGATCGGAGACCATCCGTTTCCCGCGCCGATAGGACTGTGCGTGGATGTTGTGGCAGATCGTGAAGAGCCAACCCGTGAGGTTCGTGCCGGGCGTGAACTGGTGCTGCTTGTCGATCGCGCGAAGCATGACGTCTTGAAGTAGGTCATCCGCCTTGTCGGGGCAGCGTGTCAGCTTCTGAGCGTAGCCACGGACCCTCGGCATAGCCTTCACGAGATCATCCACGAACGTTCCCACGGTTTGCTCCTCAGGCCTTCATCTCGCCCATCTTCGCCAGCATCTCGCGACGACCGGGCGGCGGATCACCAAGCACAGAGGCGGTGACGGCTCGCTTGGCAGGCGCAGAAGGTTGAGAGATGGGCCGGGCTGGAGAGGACGAAGATGGAACGGCGATCTGCTGGCGCTTGGGGCCAGTCTCCTCAGCCCATCGCGGCAGCACGATTTCCAGGTATCCGTCATCGACCGTTTCGTGTTGGCACCAGCGGCCAGCCTCGGCGCGATCAACGAATGCCGGTTGGTGCCCGAGGCTGATCGTGGCGTAGGTGATCGCCTTCATGGCCCTCTTGAACTTCACGACGGCATCGCCGTTGGAGTTGTTCTTGCGGAATCGGAGGAGGCCATGGTCACCGCCGGTACCGATCAGGACTTCGAGCTTGTCGCCCTCCGCCCATCCGAGCGCCTGGGCGATATCCCCCTTGACGGAGAACACCATTGCCGCAGGCCCCTTCTTTCCCTTGCGGAGCGTGACCTTGATCCCGGTCCCGACGGATGCGGCGTGGATGACGATCTTTGCGCGTTCAAAAGCCATGGACGATCACTCCGCTGCTTCTGCCGGCGCATCGCCGAAAGGATCATCGGAATCAGGCGCCGGCTCTTCGTTCGTCCGGGCCGCTTCGATGCGGGCGAGAATGTCGGGAAGTTCGGCCCGGTATTCGGCCTCACCAGCGTCATAAGAAGAAAGCCACAGCTTATCGTCAGCGCTGCCGGCATCGTAGCCAGAGACGCGATCAAGGCCGTTCAGGCCGGCATAGTAGCCCTTGGCCTGAACCATGCCCTCGGCGTCGACGCGATCGACACGGGAGAACAGATCACCCTTGATCGAGGGATCAGGAATGAGCCCGAGGAACGCGAGGTTCTCCATGTCGCGCTTCAGCTTATCGACGGGCTTCTGCTGATCGTCGGCCTTAAACGACTTCAGGAGGTGTTCGAGCTGCGAGGACGGTATACCGGCCGCTTTCGCATTCAGCCGGTTCTCCTTCTTCTGCGCCGCAAGAAGACCTTGCTGGACATCAATGTCCCGGTCCTTGCGGTGATAGTAGCTCAGCGTCACCCGCCGAGCTTTCTCTTCCTTTGTGTTATCGCCGATTGCTGCCGTCATGCCTGTGTTCCTTTCCGTGCTCGCTCGATTTTCGCCGCCAAAATCTCAGCTTCAGCAGCCAGATCCTCAAAAGTTTCATGAGCGCCGCTCCTCGATTTTTCGGCTTCAATCTCGTTCTGGAGTTCCGCGATCTGGCGAGCGCAATAATCGAGGTAGGCGGAGCGGATGCGACCGAACGCCAGGGAGTTGATCGTCTTCGTCTCGCGTTTGATGAGGCGCTTCAGGCTAATCGCCGACATGCCGCACCAACGGGAAACCTCGCCGAGGGCGTTCGCTTCGTCGCCCCATCCCTTGGTCCGTCGCTGAACCATCTTCTCGGCGTATTCCGCCGCCCTCTCCGGGCTATAAGCGTCGACCAGATACATTCGCTTCGCCTCTGCTTTTGCTGACACCAGATGTTGAGTTTCTTGACTTCCCATGTTCGCCGCCTCCGATAGGTTGAACCCATCGGAGCGGTGCGGCGCACAGGAAGGAGCTAATGCCGCCCCGCGTATGCGACCTTCCCTTTCGGCCAGCCGGTGGGCTTGGCGTCGGGATGGATCGGGTAAGGAGACGGAAGACGAAGAGCAGCGCTGCGCTGGCTGGAACTTGCTCAAGCGCTTCTTCTTCGGAAACCGATAGGCGGGCTGCGATCTGCATCGTGTCGTTGCCCGCGCGGAAGAGATCGAGGGCCGAGATAGGCTTAGCCATCGCAGTCCCTCCAATAGTCGTCCTTCACGTCGTCAGCATCGCCCTTGGCGACCACGGCGATGAGACCGACGAAGGCCAGAATGCCGATGACGAGGAAAATGGCCGTGTTCATTTCAGCACCCTCCCCCTACGTCTTCGATGATCGGGATTGCGTCTGCCGAGACCGGCAGCAGATCGGCCGGCGGCATGTGATGCGGGTGGAGCGGAACGACATACGGCTGCCACGCGATCGGCGGCGCGCCACTCGTCGCAAATCCGGCCCACTGGCCGCGCTTCTTGTCCCAGCCAGCCTTGATGACCTTGCCGCACTTCGATGCGAGCCAGAGGTCGCGGTCTTTCGGCGCTTCGGAGAGATTGAGGTTCCAAGTCATGCCTCAGACCTCGGCCTTCGGTGCAGCGGGGAGAGGCATCCAGTTGTCCGGCCACCATTCGCCGGTGTGTTCAATCCAAGACAACCAGTGTTCGGTCTCAATGAAGTCGCCGCGTTCATGGTATTCCCACGTCTCGCCGTCAAAGAATCCGACAACGGGTTCGTAGCCCGTCAGACAAAGGAGTACCTTCGTCCCATCCTTTGGAGCGGTCTCGATCGGCTGCCAGCGGTCGCGCTGGCGCTCGGAGAGGATGGCCTTGGCGACAACCTCAAGACGATCGGAGAAAAGAGTTCCGATCATCGCTTCAGCTTCGTTCAAGGCATTCGCTGCGGCCTCGCGGATATCTTCCGGAATTTCGGCGGCGGCGGTCATTGGGCGGGCTCCAAAACGAGGTCGGAATGATCAAGCGCAACGACGCCGGCAAGCTTCAGAAGCTCCAACATCCTCTCCCCGGCCGGGGTCAGCCGGTAAATCCATTTCAACTTGATGCCGGGCGTCGTCATTCCGACGATGCGAGCCGCCGGATTGTGCTCGACGAGGCCTCGGCGGATAAGACCATTGACGGTCGGGACGAAGCTGCTGCGCCCGGTACGGCTACGCCATCCAACGACACGATCTTCCGCGATGGCCTGCATCGCGTCTGCATGGTCGTGGCTCAGAGAAATGTTGAAGGCCATGCCGGTGGCATAGGCCATGAATTGGTCCTGCCAGTTCATGCTGCGGTCTCCGGTTTATCGAACATCGCGTCAAAGCGTTCTGTCGTCAGCGGCAGGATGAAATCGTTCGGCTCAACAAGGCCGCCTGTCAGTTCGGCGATCTTGCGCATCTGGTCTGGACGCGGCACGCGCTCGCCGTACATCCACTTGCGGATGCCGGAGACAGACAGGCCGCCCATGTCGGAAGCAAACTGCTCCGGCGTGATGTCATTTTCGGTGAGGTACTGTGCGAGTTTCATGAGGCAAAGTTACCCAAAGTGGGGAACATTTGCAACCCCAAAATGGGGCGCGACAGTAGGTGGGTGATTTTGCGATCTTCCCCGGTATGGGAAACAACCTGAAAACGCTTCGAAAAGCAGCCAGGATGACGCACGAAAAGGCGGCCGAGGCTATGGGCGTGTCCAAAGGGCAGTTCATAAAATTGGAGCGAGGCGAGCGCCGGCTGACGATCGATTACATCAACCAAGCGGCCAAAGCGTTTGGGGTAAGCAGCTCTGAAGTGATCGATGACACACCAAACGTCGTGCCGGTGCGGCCAGAGATAGCGGTTAGATTGGCTGACCTCTTCGCGAAGGTCATGCGCCTAAATCCCGACATTCAAGCGCGGATAGCCGATTTGATCGAGGACGAGTTAAGGGAGGATCAGGGGAACTTGCGGGACACCGTCACGTAGCAAGTGTCGTGATTGATGCGGACGCGCCAGTCTCCGCCATGAATGGCTTGCATCGTCTTCGCGACGGAATCAGCATCACGTTCAAGCTTTCGGAACAGACGAGTACCGTCGTTTTCTCGGTCGGCAGCCATCTCGCGCATGTTAGCGACTGTGTCGGCGTTGCACACCGGCTTATGACGAACGTACTGATGGATGATCGCCATTTTCCTTTCACCTCAGGGCTGGAACCAGCCGTAACATGCCCTGAAAAAGCGAACGCAACAAGAACAAAAACAGGAATTCAGTCACACTCGTTAACGGCTACCAGATGTTGCGATTGCACGCATTGAGAGTCGCTTTTTCTTGTGTCGCGCCGGAATCGCACTATCGTAATTCAGAGGGGAAATTCAGTGAGCCATGATCCAGCAACCCTATCCGCAGGGGCTGTCGCGCTGTCGACATCAGCGGTCACGGCGGCGCTCGTCTTCCGCCTTCGACGGCTGGGCATCCTAGACGAACAAGGCGAGCGGGAAATCTATGAGCACGCGCTTTTGATGCTGGAGGAAAGCCAGGGCGACGACGACAGCGGTGCGTTCGATGCGGCGCGGGAGTTGATTGAGGTTCACCTACGGCCGGATGGCCAGACGTAAGGGGACGACGCATTGAGGCAACATGGCAGGAACAATCGCAACGGTACGTGATTATCCGCCACCATTTGTTAATAGATGGGACTCAGTTGGAATGATATTGTCAGCCCCATGAGCGAGAACACGACAAAGAATGTTATTGCCGCGTTCACCGAAGAACAGGTGGAGCGCCTGACCGGCGTCACAGTGCGCCAGCTTCGCACTTGGGACCGGACGAAATTCTTTGCGCCAAGCTTGGCCTATGAGGACCGCAGTCGCCCCTATGCACGGCTGTATTCCTTCCGAGACCTTGCCTGCCTCAAGGTTCTCAATGCCCTGCGGAATGAGTCAAACGTCTCTCTTCAGCATCTACGCGAGGTCAAGCGAAAGCTCGCCCACCTCGGCGATGACGCATGGTCGAAAACCACCCTATACGTACTGAACAAGAAGGTCATCTTCGACAACCCGGAGACGAATTCGAAAGAGGAGATTGTTTCCGGTCAAGGCGTCCTGCAGATCCCGCTGAAGGTCGTAACCGGTGAACTTCAAAGCGCCGTGGACGCCTTGCGTCGACGCGATGAGAGCGCCGTTGGGAAAATCGAACGGCATAAGGGCATTGTCGGCAACAAGCCTGTGATTGCTGGCACCAGGATTCCTGTATCCACGATCAAGGAGTTTTCCGCTGCCGGCTATTCGGTCGAGCAGATCATGAAGGAATACCCGACCTTGGATCGAAACGACATCATCGCAGCCATCAACTTCGTGGATGCCGCTTGAAGAAGCCAAAGAAACCTTTGCAATTTTTTCTGGATGCGAGCGTCCCGGATTCTGTTGGAGAGGTTTTGACCGGCGCTGGCTTCCCGGTGATTTACCATCGGGAGGCGCTGACTGACGGGACAAAAGACCCCGTAGTCTGTCAGACGGCCTTGGAGAACGAAGCCGTTCTCGTTGCCGTCGACGCAGATATGAAGCAGCTCACGAAACGATTTGGAAAAACTGAGGACCGCTTCCAAAAGCTGGATCTCATCATGTGTTCCTGCAACGCGGTTATGATGGCCAAACGCGTTGAACAAGCCCTCAGCCTTATCGAGCATGAATGGCGGGAGAGCCAAACCAAAGCCTCCAAGCGCCTATGGGTAGAGATCACGAACCACCACATTTTGACGTATCGCTGATCCAGCTCCACCCTTCTAACAAATACCCTCAGAGCAAGAATCTAGAGAAACAAATAACCCTTTAGAGATTCAGCTTTATATATTGGACTTGCAAATCTGCGACCCTACTGACTTGCATATTTGCAACCCTAGCCAAAATCGAACGGCAAGCGGATGAAGTAGCGGTTCGGTTTCCGATGCTCCTTCACGATGATCAAAACCCCCTCATCCTCCAGTTCGGCTGTGGCGCGGATGACGTATGCCTGGGATTTGCCCATCAGTTTGGCAATCTGCGCCTGAGTGTACCAACAGCATTGATCATGGCCGTTCATTCGCTTCGCCAGCCAGTGCCCGACGCGAAAGGCGCGGTCGGATAGCGCCTCCATCTCACACGTGAAATCGAGCCACTTTCGCCGCTTGTCATAAAAGGCTGCGGATGCTTCGCCGCGGTCATTTCTCAGGTCCATTGGCCATCAATAGCCCTGCCCCATATTGGGGTCAATAATTTCTTCCCCATTTTGGGGTTTACATCTTCCCCATTATGGGTAATATTCATCCTCGTAGACAGCAACCACGAAGAAGCCTCCGGGCCGATCTGGTCGCGGTGAACCGGATGACAGCCAGTCCAGATGGAGGCGGTCATGTGAAGCGCAGCACGGATAACGCGGCGGGGCCCGTGCCTCGAACAACCCCGCCGCAATGACCTCGGCACGAGGTCTCTCAAACAAGGGGATGGCCTATCATGAAATTCGAGATCAAAAGCCGGTGGACGGGTAGCGTCATCTTCACCGCGGAAATCGAAGCGACCGACGAAACGCCGCTCGGCATCAAGCTCGGTCTCGCCGTGAAAAAGGCTGTGGAGGTGAATGCCAACCTCGACGGGGCCAGCCTCGACGGGGCCAACCTCGACGGGGCCAGCCTCGACGGGGCCAACCTCGTCAGGGCCAGCCTCGTCAGGGCCAGCCTCGACGGGGCCAGCCTCTACGGGGCCAGCCTCGACGGGGCCAACCTCTACGGGGCC